AGCACTAACACCGGCAGAACCTGCAGCTCCAACATCGAGGATGACAGAGTCACCGATAACAGTTGCAGTCTTAATCAGGACATTGGCCCATCCCCAAGTCTGCAGCCAACAATAATAAGTGGCTGTTACAGCCATAGGTGCAACTCCAACCACCATACCTACCGGAGTTGTAACTGGTGCCTGAATAACTGCTTTGTAAGGATTAGTCATAATCGCCGCTACTGTCGAGGTGGTCAATGCTATCGTCAATGGCCTGTCGATATCGAACCTTATTGTTCCTGCAGCACCAGCAGTGTTACCGATAATGCGATAAGGTGCAAGTCCTTGACCTATTGACGCACCCCCATCAGTAAGAAAGAGATAGCCTCCTCTGTATTGATTGAGGGTAGTTGCATCTGTTACTGTAGTCAGGTAGACGGAAGTGGCACCAATAGCAGCTGCGGCTTGAACTGCGAGGTCATGCTGAACTGTAGCAGCAGAGCCTCCAAATGCCGCACTGGATATAACATCTCCTGCGACCAAAGCAGACGCACCAGCCTGTGCATACCGAAATACTCTTCCGTCCTCAAGTTCATATTTACAACCTAACTCGTATTTCTGAGTCAATGATTGCTCATAGAAATCTTGAGTTGGCCTTGCTGGATAAATTATCGGTCCTGTAGCAAAACCTGAAATGTGCTTTTTTCTACTCATTTTATAGCTCCTAATAAAGGATTCTATTTTAATTGATACCCGTAATCATAATGACGGCCGGGTACTACCCGGTACGGTATCAAAGCACGAATTTATATTAAGCTTTCTTCTTCAAGGCAATTTCGACAACGGCAGGACCTTCGACTCTGACAGCACCGAAGCTCATTCTCAGATAAGGCTGCAATGCATATCGCTTGTCGGCCCTTTCTGTTACCCTTGTCTCGATATCAGCACCGACACCAAGCTTGACTGCACCTTGTGCCCATGCATAACACTCAACTGCTTCGTCTGCGGTTTCCTTATCGCAGTCCACCAGATGGCCTTTAGTGGCATTCTGATAGTCCTGAAGCATGATGAACTTGAATCCACAGAAAGTATCGATCTGGCCCTGTGCAAGAGCCTTGACAGTATTGTAGTCAGAACTCTTTACCTCGGTGGTATTCAAGAGTTGGGCGATGTTGTATGGATTGGTAACGAAGTACCGCTGTCGCTCCGGATCGATATCGCCCTCATCGAGGAGCTGCTTGCAGGTCAGTACTTTCGCTATCGTCAATGCTGTCGACGTAGCTGCTGTATGATCGCTGCCAGCAGTTTCGACATTGCCGTCTGACCTTACGAGTCGACATTCGCCAAGGTCGTAGTTGTTAATGGTTGTGCCTCCGGACTGTCCTGCAGCAGCAGGCCCACCAAGAGCATCGTATATGTGCTTATCGATGCGTCGGTTGGCAGCGGCAATGAAGTTCTGCAGATATATACTGACCGGGGAGATCAACATCTTCTTTTCGTCGAGTCGATCTACCAGATCGGCAATGTCCCAGTCCACCATTGTACCTCTGCGTCTGGAGTGCGGGGTTGAAATCAAGGGAGTGTCACCGTGACGTTCGGTGATGTCCTGACCGGCAGTTGCACCGATCCTGTCACCGTAGAAGGTTCTACCGGTAACAGTCTCCTCTTGACAAGTTCTCCTCAGGCGTGAAACCTTATGCTGACTAAGCAATAGGATCGAGGCCCGGTACTGCTCTACAAAAGCAGTTGTGATTTCGAAACTCATCGTGGTTTCTCCTAACAAATAAGTTAATCATATATTCATCAGAAAAGCCACCTGAGTTTCACCTCAGACTCATCCTACATTTTACGCTTGATCAGCGGCCATCTATTCTGGCTGCCAACCGGACTCTTTCGAGCCACCCGGATTCATATCTCCTTAACTATTTGAATAAGATATATTAAACAAGTTTTGTACTTCTTCCAGAGCTTTCTTGTGGGCGTCCATGTTGTATGGCTTGCCTTTTGGTTCTGGCGATATATAGTACGGATTATTCTGCATGATCTCATTGGCTTTGTCAAGTGCGTCTTTTGGAGTAAAGCCAACATTTCCTGTTGAACTCTGAAGGCCCGGATCCTCGGCCACTAAAGCTCCTATTTTGGCAAACAGCTGGAAGGCATTTACATCAAATGGAATATCCTTCTTCAGCTCGGCTGCGAAATTCGGGTCGATCTTAGCGGCCAAGGCATCGATGGCAAGATTGGCATTTGCAAGCTGTGCGTCGTAAGTGCTGCCCATAATCTCCCTGATCTTCTTATCGGCTTTCGCATCTGCTATCTTGTCCTCAGTCGCCTGTGCTTCCTCGACTTTCTTTGACCACTCTTCATAACCTGCAGTAATCGCTTCGGCAATTCCTTTTGGCACACCGGCTTTGTGCATTACACCTTCCATATGTGCTGCGAATTCCTTGTCTGCACCCTGACGTTCCTGAAGACCGTACTCGGTTGACTCTTTGGGCCGTCCGATCTTAGTGTGGAATTCATCAATCTCTTCAGGAGTGGAATGTTCGTTCGGGAGAATAGCAAATGCACGACCACCGGTGAGTTTTCCGATCTGAGACTCACCTGAAATAACCTGCCGAGCCAATGTCTTGAAGTCTTTAATGTTACCGAGTGTTTTGTTCTCCCTAATAGCGGCATTTTCATCACCGGGAAATACCGTATTCCTCCAATCGTCGGTGAAGGTCCCATCACCATTAATAATTTCTGAAAAATCCAGTTCGTCCATGATTTACTGCGTTCCTTCCTTATATCCTCATTGCTTTTTGTGCGGTCCTTACGTCACCGGCCGTAATATTTACTCCCCTGCAGAACAATATAAAGTCGTCCGGTCTGGATGGATGACATTCGATCTGTGTAAATATCTTTAGTGCATTTTTGAGTGCCATGATCCGTGGATGGTCTGGAGGTATATCCAGTGACCGATCAGGTTCTGGCATCATCACAATTTGCTCTGGAGCTTTCTGCACTGCCAATGCCGCTAATGTTTCCTGCGGCGTTTCTAATTGCTGACTTTTTTTGGCCTGATAATCTGCTACATCTTTTGCATGACGTTCTGACTCTCTTTTCTTGGCCTCGTCGATCTCTGCCTGAGTAAGTGGTTCGGCATCTATGAGAACCTTAAGTCGTACCAATTCTTCGGCCTTCGCATCCTTTCTTGGTGTGCCGTCTTTCTTAAGGCACTTCGCCTTGAGCTGGGCCAGCTCAGTGCTTGCTGGTAATTTAGCCATGATTTCTCCTTCGTCTTGTAATAGCGTTCCTTTTTTTCGGTAATCCACTCTCGCTTGTCGATGCGTAGTGGTGTAACTGCGTCTTGGTCATTTTCAATAAGCCCCGGTTACGCTTGTAAAGCTTGTCGGGAGTATGTTCTGCAATGGCCGCCGCTATCCTTTGATTTTTACTTAAGGCTGGCATCTTCTTCAGTGCCTCCAATAGCTGTTTGCTGCTGCTGGCCGGGTTTATTAGGAGCTGCCTGTGTTTGGGCCTGTTGATCGTCCTCTAACATCCGGGCCATATCAGCTTCGACCTTGTCCAGTATTTGCAAAAACAAATCACGCCTTCCCAAATCGAATTCCATCATTCCCTGAACCTCATTCGGCATGATGCTGTCTTCGTATCTGGACCACTTCTTGATTGCTTCATAGGCACGTTTGCCGTGTTGCGTTCCGAACGTCAGTTGGAAGTCTTCTATTAGTTGTTTCTGTGCCGTCGTCAGCATAAGTACAAATAATACCTCTCTTTATTAGGTTGTCAAATCTAATCTGCTGAATTTCTTCGAGGACCATCTGATCTATGATGTTGGTCTTAACTCGGTTCTCCAGCTCCAGCGTTCTCTTCTTGCGGCTCATTCCCATCTTGACCACCGATTATTGCGTTTACGATGACTTTATCAACAATTTCTGTTTGAGTTGGTAACTCAGCTGGGGGCGGTTCTTCCATTGTTGGCTTTAAATCCATTCTGTTAAAATGCAAATATTTTCTTCTTCTATCTTCCGCTGTGCATTCAGAAGTTTTTAGCTTCGTAGATGGATTAATATCATTTGGATGTATTTTATCAACAAGCATATAACGATGCACAATCTCACTTCCTCTCCATTGAAAATGGAGAAATTCAGGGGGGTCGGCTGCTGGATATCCTCCCAAGCAATGTGGGTCAAATGCACTTAATGTCATAATCAATCTCCTTATAAAATGTGTGATGGTTTGACAATATTGTTCATAAAACGATCTCTTAATTCTGGCAACTTATTGGCTTCGCAAAACTTTGCTAACGCCATATGTATAGAACCATGTTTTTTTGCACCACCTATTTGATAGACTGAAAATGGCGATTCAGACAACCATTGTATGAATCCATATAATAATTCCCTTGAATTAGGTTCATCCATTATGCTACCTGTCTTGCAGCCTCTGATATGATACTGCCCGGTTCTACTGCTTTACCTAACTGCCCGGCCGACTTTGCGGCCTCCAGTGCCATCTCCTGTACCCTCTCCTGCTGCATCTGGATCATACGCATCTCCCTGATCTCGTCACGTTCGTCAATGTCACGCAGCCAGTCTTCGGACCAGCCGAGTCTCTCCGGTACTCCCCGGGCTATCGCATCGGTATCCCAGTTGTCTATCATATCCGGTGATGCTTCGATCATCGGTGCCAGTACTTCAATACCATTGGCGAGTGACTTGACTTCGAGTAATTTCAACGCAAGTGCCAGCTTGCTGACATATTCGATCTCAAACTGCTGTCCTATTGTCGCATGATAGCTTTACACAAGAGCATCTCGTGGTTGTGGTCTTGACAAATAGTATACCCTAGGTTCAGCTTCGCACATTGACGCCTCCTTGCCTGTGCGCTCCTTATAATCCCCCTTTGTCTTCTTCTGTTGCAGTTATTTCTTACGGCCTTACCTTCTCGGCTAGACCTATACGCTTTTCCATTTTGCGCGTATACTTCTTTATTCTCAGCGTAATCTTTTTTGCCGTAATCACTGTGATATTCTTTCCACTCTTTTGTTTCTCGTCTTTCCGCTTCTTTCTTTTTAGAACAATCAATACACCTGTAGTGAGAACTTTTAAAGTTTGATGGCCAGATGTTTTTTAGTTCCAAAGAAACTTCAACACCGCAAATCTTACAATGTTTTTTCATTTACCCACTCCATGATACATTCGTCTAACTCCTCTTTAGTTTTAAAGTATCTGTTGTCAACGTGCATATAAGTTAGTTTGTCATCGCTTGCAAGAAAGCACCACCCTTTAGGATGGCCTGATCTTTCTACTCTGATATCGGAACCTTTTATTCTTCCGAAATTAAATCCGCTACCTCTTCCCCATTCAATGGACATCTGGACCTCTGATATCTGGAGAGAACCCAACAACATTTCCTCCTGTATCTTGACGCAGTAGCCTCTTGAGTGATCGCCACATAAACTCATGGCCAGAATACTCTGATTGTTGGGCGCACCCTTCAAGCAAATCTTCCATCTCTTCTTTGTCGAATAAGTCATGGTTGATTCCGTCTGACAATAATTCAAGAGCGGAGTCAAAGTGAAACACAATCATTGCTGGTATGCTCACTTTATCTCCTTCATTCTTTTGTGTAAGTTCATAGCGGATAGGAACGCTTGAAAGTTTTCTTCGATAGCCTCTGACCTGACCGCCTCAAACCTGCCTGTAGCCTTGTCACATCTAAGTATGTATGTAGCGTCAACAGGTATGCCATGAATATCCTCGACGGCTTTGGCATACGCCGCAACCTGTAGATGGTATTCAGGATAAACCCTCTTGCTAGTTTTCCAATCGATAACACAATATTCTCCATTAATAATAGCCCTTGCATCAACAGTTCCTGCATATTTATATTTTCTATGATAAAGTTTTTCTTCCGATGACTTCCATTCAATAACATTCTCACCTACCCAATCTTGAAAGGCATGAATAGCATTAACAGCCTCTTCTTGTCTTGGCATCTTGGGTATTTCAGCATCGCCTAACTTCCAGTTAATTGCTTGCTCAACCCATTCATGGGTTATGGTTCCTATGTTCAGCGCATCGTGAGACTTGCTTCGGTATGCTGACTTTAATCCTTTTATCAAAGGCTCAAGGGCCATGCGAGACTTGTATATCTTTGTCTTTTTAGAAGACGAATCCTCATCAAAGAAAAAGTTTTTCTCTAGCCAATCAGCACCTACTTTCAATGCCCACGGAACCAAAGCGGGTTTGGAGATAATGTCTAGTATCTTGGTGGCACTAGGCACTATCTCCTCCCCTACCTTGTACGCATGGAGTTTGGAGTCGAACAACATCTCGACTACCTCACCGTCATGGTACTCTATCTTCATTAGAACGGAACAGCAGATGAAGATGCAGACTTACGGCTCTCGCCACTACCGTTATACGGTGGCTCCACCCGACCAGAGAACTTCAGTTTGCCTGAGTCTTTAGTCCAGAGAGACACTCGCATCTTGGTACCGTCAATCAGCGCGTAGCCTGTTAGATCAGGGCGATTCTCATTGCCCTCTTTGTCGTTAGTGAAAAGCGAAATATCGCCATCTTTTTCTTCGTATGTACTCATAAGTTTCCTATATATTTTGGTGTGTAAACCTTTGGTTGGCTTGCTCAGTACGCCATACTTCAATGCGTAGTTCTAACTGCTTGAGTTCCCACCGCAGGGCCTCTTCTTTTTCCATAGCAACAGCGATACCTTCAATAGTTTCTGATACCTCAGGTTGCATGGAAACCCAGTTCTCCTTATCCGCCACGGTTTTTCCTACTGCTTTACCGTACAGAAAGGATCGTTGAGTCTTTTTAAACTCCATTAACTGATACGTTTCGGCTTTCGCCTGAGCGTACAGCGGAGCAATCTCTCCTATCTTATCCAGATATTCTTCTACCACTTGATTCATCGTTTTCATATCTCAATTATACCCTGATTAAAAGCCTCGTTCAATGTACGCAAGATAAAGTTTTCTTGCCAGTCCATGAACGCCGCATCTCCTGAGTGCATCTGCGTGTGGCATTTGAAACACAATGGCATGGTTAACCAATCACTAGCCTTGTATCCCATTCCACCTGACAGTGGCGCGGCTCTTCCTTTTAAATGGTGGGCTACCACCGTACCATCCCTCACCTCACAACCAATACACGGCAGGGTGGCAACCCACTCAAGATAAGCCTTACTCTGTATCCGCTTTGACATACTCGTTAATCAGGATATTAGCATAGTGAACTATCTTTGTCAAGTCTTCTATCGGAGTTCCCTTCTTGTCGTAGCGGGAAGCATACTTAATTATATTTCCCGCGCAGAAATTGAGGTTATTCCGCATGATGTACTCGATAGGTTCTACTTCCATCTTGTAATGATTAGGCGTTATATTCCGCATACGCCACTCAGACATTGCTCTTCAGAGTTATCCTCATAGATCACACCACGCTTCGCGTGAGCCTCCTCATAAGGCACTGATGTAATAGGCTGGCCACCCCTAGCACCATCAGGATAAACAGTCAGACCCCGCAAACCGTGTGCGTAATCGCTAATCACCTTAGCAAACTTAGCAACCTGATCTGGATTGTTAGCGTCTGTACCCCATGCTGGTAGATTTAGGGTAGAACTGATGGCGTGATCCACATACTTCTGTAACTGGAACTGGAATTTAATCCGTCGCTCTGGGTCTTCAGCAAGATCAACAGCCGACTCGATGTTCTCTGGTTTTATTCCAGAGTCAATCAATCCTTGAGCCGTGCCGTCAACGACAAACTGATGTTTCCATCTCGTTCCATCTGAAAGGTAACGTCTACGGTATGCGACTGCATAGATCGGCTCCACTCCAGAAGTAGTTCCCGCGAGTATGGAGATTGTGCCTGTTGGAGCAATGGCTCTATACCCTTTAGGACGGTTGAGAAATAGTCTATCGCAGTGTTCGTCGGCGGCTCGTTTAGATTCTTTTTCATAGACTTTCATCCATTCTTTTAGTTCATCAACCATCTCGTAACGATGACCACGCTTGAGTAACCACTCATGCATACCCATCAATCCGAGTCCGATACGACTGTTCTTTTGTCTTGTCTCGCTGACTTTCTCATACGGAAGTTGCGCCCTAATAAGTCCACAAACCAGAAACTTACTAGCAAGGCGTACCACATCACGAAACTCATCAACAGACTCGACATTAGCAAGATTAATACTACCGAGGTTACAAACATCAGAGTCATCTTCTGAAGTAATCTCAGTACACGCATTGCGTAGCGTTTCATTCTGTTTGTCTCCGAAGTTGAACGAGAATCCGGGTTCGCCTGTCATCAACGCCTGCTTTACGTTCTTTAAAAACGTCGGGTCTTCATGCCGCCTTTCAGAATTTAACCATGCGTCATCGTAGTTCAGGCTGATGTTCATCATATCCAAAGGCGCTGGGAAGTTAAAGTCTTGCTGTTTCAGTTCAGCGATTGACGTATCACCCACCTTCATATCAAACCAGTTCTTAACGGTTAGAAGATTCTGTGCATCCTCATGTCGCCAGTTCATGGAGCCGTACAGCGCAGACCTACGCGACCCACCCTGCATGACGTTACGCCCAACCTCATTCAATGTGTAGAGAAGGGGAATGGGACCAGATGCTACGCCTCCAGTACGCTTTAACTGCCTACCAGATGGTCTTGCAACAGAAACATCAACACCAATCCCGCCGCCTGTCATCAAACAAGACATGGCGCGTTGCGTAACACCAGCCCACTCTTCCCTTGTATCATCCTCAAGTCTTAGCAAGTAGCAATTGTTATAGAACCGAGCCTCTCGACCTGCATACCAAAGATATCTACCGCCGGGTAGAAATTTAAAATCCGCGATGTACTGCACAAGTTGATCCTGATCTGACTTATCCATCAGATTATTCTTCTTGCCATCATATGTACCGCAGACATTGTTTACTACGGTATGCGCTTTATCTTCCCACGATTCGTATGGATTGCTCGCATACTTCTGTTTGAAGATTGTCTCCCCTAACTCAGTTCTAAATTTCATAGGCTTGCCTCGTACTCCTTTCTCCACTTGTCAATTTCTTTGCCATACCGTTCTGCCATGATCTTGTCATAGCCTTCTGGTGTGGCCCACTCTGCGGGATTACGCCCACTGTCAAAGGCAGAAGGGTAGTAGAGATAGCGTCCAATTCCCCATAGGACAGCGGCTCTCTTCAAGGCATCACTAATGCCCCCTTTGTCGCCTTCAATGTCAGTGTCACCTGCGCCGTCACACTTAGTAATCCACTTGTCTCCGATTCTGCACGACAGTTTACAGATCATTCTGCCACCCAGATTTTCGTAGTGCGCCTGCCATCCACCGACTCCGAACACCTCATCAAGTCGATTCATTACATCACGCGCAGTAATATATACCAAGTCTGAACCGCCCTTAAAACCTTTCCGCCATTTGTGTTCGCGGAATGGGCGCTTCAACGCTATCTCTACATAGTTCATCTAGTTCTCCTGTTTTGTTTCGTGATAACCACCATCATCATCATACCAGCCATGATACACGCTGTCAACCATTTTCTTACGGTGAATAACATAAGGATTTTCTTTGGTTCCCTCTCCTTCCATAAGTTCAGCGGTTCCATAAGACAGATATTTCATAGGTGAGAAAAACTCATCCATAAAAGAGCGGTCAATCATCGGGTGTTTAATTTTCATGTTGTCTCCTAATAAATTTCTCGGCATCCATGACTGCCAAAGGTTTACGTTGGTTACGTTTTACAATAAGCAGGGGTTCATGGCTCCCTGCGTTTGCTTCGGCCTGTTCCCAAGCCTTCCACAAATTCAGTCTCTCTTGATTCTTGCACTCTACACTGTATGGAAATATAGTTCTAGCGCGTGGAGAAAGTAATACATCCTCTCCACTTGCTCCCATGCTAGTTGATCTAACGTCATCTTCTTCTAAATCAAAGACTTCAATTAATAGCGACCTGAGCCACTGCTGAAGCCTTCTTCCCTTTGACTTTGCTGATGATGTTTTCATTCAATCCTGCTTCGTGTAGTTTGCCTGCATTGCCGCCACTTGGTATCGTGGGTAGTAATGCTTTCGGGTGCAATCCATTAGTGTAGTAGTTCATGGATGCCATGTCAAGTTTCAAATCCAAGTCCAGTTCCGCACCGTCAAAATGCCTTGCTTTACAAAGACTTAGGTACGCTTGGTGAACTGGGTCATCAAACAATCGGCCCAGAATAATCACGTTGTCGGCCCTGTTGGTGATGTCTGCTGATCCAGCAATCGACCATTTATCGAGCCGATCTTTGACGCTGTTGCCCTTACGCGCATGGGCTACCAGAATCACATGGATACCAAGATGACGCGCCGTGTTAGCCAATGACTGAACCACCATCTTCTGACCATTCCAATCATCACTCGACATGGATAGAGTCATCAGAGAATCCACCAGCACCAATCCAATTCCGAGTTTGTCGTATGCGTAACGCATCACCGCGATTAAATCTTTGTGGCTGATGGTGCCATGCTGGTCATAGAAAAACAGTTTATCCCCAGCCCACTGCGTAAACTGTAGTCCAGCATCTATGTCTGGTTTGTGTTGCAGTGAAGCCTGTCGCCACATCCTTGCCAACTGAGACTTGGGTGACATCTCAAGACTGATGGACAGACACTTTATACCCTGATCCATTGCACTTAGCATGATCTGGGATGCAAGTAGAGACTTGCCAGCACCATTGATTCCGGCCAGTACCGTCAGTTCCTCTGCGCGTAATCTAAACTTATCGTCAAACTCACTTAGTGGTAGTTTTATTCCTGATAACTGTTCGTCCAGATTAAAAAAGTCAAATGTTTCCTGTGTAAATTCTGTTGATGCCCTTACTTTTCTTTCGACTGATCCGATGTTGTCGTAATGCCTAAGGTCTTTCTCGCTGATTTCCATATTCGTGTTCCGTATTTCCAGTTTCCGCCGTGGCGGTAGTATTGGTCGAAGGGTTTTCCTCCAGTATTGTAAAACTGATTCCAGTCCTGACCCTTGATATTGCTTCTGATTACAGAAGTCTCAACCCGCACTGGGTTATTATGGTCATTGTCCAGAAACTTATGGTTTACTTTACCAGAGTATTTCTGCAATTTCTCGTAAATTTCCCACGCGATTACCATCATTTTATCTGATACTCTCCGCGATCTGGATAAAATGTTCATGCACTTCAATGCGCTGTTCATCAGAGAATCCATTTCGACATCCGCTTGGTGGCGTAGAGTCGCCACCATACGTTTCGGAATGTTTTTCAGAATGCGGAAAGCCCGCTGTTCAAGCCTGATCAGTCCCACTGTCTCCGCTGATCCTCATGATGTCTAGCCATATCCAATTCAAACAGACAGTTAGCCAGAAGGTTCTTGATTTTATCGGCGGCTTTCTCGCTAATAATGATGCCATTGCCCTTTATCTCAAGAATAATCTCGTCAATGTCGCTAAGGTAAACGTCAACCTCAGATTCTGGCACCATCTCTGATTCCAGCATTCTGGCAAACTCTTTGTCTACCCTGCGTCTGATTTCCTGTTCCTGCAAAGCCCATGCTTCTTCTTCGTCCATGTTAATCACCGTATTTGTTGTAGTAGTAATCCTCAATTTCTGAATGCTCAAGTTTATCGGAAATAAACTCTTCAATCAAGGCCACCTTCTCAGGTGAGAGATATCGGTACATTGGGGAAGTAAAACTGTTCACCATTTCCCATTCGACATCTTCGATGTTGTCTTTAGTCAAGGCATAAACACTTTCAAAAGTATAACTCATTTCTTTTTCTCCGCTTTTACTTGGTTAATAAATTCTAACATAATCTCAGGACTGCCGCGAGTGATTGAGCCATTCTCTGACTCCACCACCAAAACCCCTTCATCGTCAAAATAATAGTAATATTTTATCATAATTTTTCTCCGGTGTATATATCTCTTTGTGGATATGTT